GCCCACTGAAATCATTAGGATAGTTCCGATGGTTGATGACATCATGACGGGTCATTATTTTGAGTGGCAGAGGGATGTTCCGTTGACGTTTGAGTGGGAGGTGGGTCGGAATTGGTACGACATGCATTCTCTGGCTATTCGGGATTGTGATCAGTGTGGCCATGGGACAGCGCAGTCGGATGAGGGGGTGGAGGAGGATGACACAAAGTTCCACATTTATGAGTGCATGGAGTGTGGTTCAATAGAAAAAGTGGAAATTCTTGACACACATTGAGGCTGAATGTAGTATAGTGATTATGAAAGAGTTGATAGTATTGGAGGATTAGAATGGCAGAGTTGAACTTGCTTACGAAAGCGCAGATGGTGACAACAATGGACCCAACTGAGGGATTGACACATAGAGATGTGGAGCTTGGTCTGGGTGGTTCTGTGAGGTTTGATGAGATTTTGGAGGGACAACCGGCACGTGTTCAGATCAATGGTGAGGTGTACCAGTTGACAGATGACGGACTGCTTCAGGCAGCTATGTGCGTTGGCATTCCTGCTTCTTACACTCGCAAGTGTCCGTACCATATGATTCGGGATCATTTGAATTTTTGGTGTGATGCTCCGGGTAAGCAGATACGATTTTTTCTTCGGGAAGGTAAGGTCATAGGCGCATATGATAATCATCCGGATTATCATTCCAATATGATGTTGCATGATAACATCGTTGCGGGGCTTAAGGGTGTGGATGTGTTGGGGTATGACATGGTGAGCACAAATTTGAATTACTCCAGATTTTGTGTGGTGCTTGATAAGACATTTGAGCCAAGGACCGGGGATACATTGTTTGGTGGGATTTCTGTGCAAAACAGTATTTTGGGATCAAAGTCATTGGAGGTTACACCATACATCTTTCGTCAGTGGTGTTCAAACGGAGCTATCACATCAGAGAGTCTGAGTAAGTGGTCCCGCAAGAGCAACAATAATGATGACATTGCTTTATGGACACAGTCGGCGGCGGATCGTTGTGTTCGGGAATTGGACCAGGAATTCGGTCGGATTAGGCAGATTGTGGATGTTGGTGTTGTGGGGCAAATTGATTCAACTCTGAAGAGTATTTTTCGGAAGTTTGGGATTCAGACCAGAACACAGGGTGTCATTCGTGATGAGGCGGCAAAGCAAAACGATGGTATGGGGCCGCAGAACATGTATGATATTTACAATGCGATTACAACAGTGGGCACCCATCATCAGGCACTGTCCAATACTTCTGCGCGTGATCTTCAGCTTGTTGCTGGGGATATCACCAAGGACTATGCACTGTGTGATAAGTGTCATCAGGTGATTTTGTGAGGGAGGTAGAATATGGAAGCGATTGAGAAGGTAGCAGAGAGATTGGGTTGGACGGTTGGTGGTTTGGGATTGTCTAAGACTACAGGAGCTGGTGGCACAGTGAGTGTGACCATGCATGGTATTACATCTGATTGTTTGGATGCGACATACTGTAGGTTTTTTAGTTTGCCTGGGTCTGAGCAGGAAGTTGTGGTTGAGAAGGTTCTGAATCAGGCAGAAGAGAGATTGACTAGTTCTGTGGAGCGTTGATCATGTTATATCAAAAGGTTAGACCCTTCTCATTGGAGGGCATGGTGGGCAATGGGGTGACAATCGGTGCTCTGAGTCGGACGCTTAAGGGCACAGTGCGTCCCCATGTGTATCTGCTTCATGGGCCATTTGGATGTGGGAAGACAACGTTGGCTTTGATTATGGCAGCTAGGTTTGGTTCTACAGAGACCAGCACATTTTTGTATAATGCAGCGAACACACGTGGCATTGATACCGTAAGGGAGGTCATACACGATTCTATGATGACCACCATGGATGGTGCTCCTAAGACGTTCATTTTTGATGAGAGCCATCAGTTGACCCCAGCTGCGCAGGAAGCATTGTTAGGTCCAACGGATCAGCCTCCGGAAGATGTGTATTACATTTTCTGTACCACATCACCCAAGAATCTGATCAAGGGCATCCGGAACAGATGTACAGATTATTTGGTGCAGAGATTGACATTCGAGGAGACGATGGCAGTTCTTCAGAATGCATGCAAGGCAATGGAGTGGGAAGTAGACGGGCAGATCCTTGAAGCTGTGGCTATAATCTCCAAGGGATGTTCTCGTGAGGCGTTGGTCTCTTTGGAGAAGGTGTATGATGAGACGGACTTGGACACAGCTATTCGTCTGATCGTGAAGGGTACAGAGAGTGATGAGAATGTGATCAGTCTTGGTAAGATGTTGTTGCGATGTCAGGAGAAGCGGAAGCGTGATTGGAAGAAGATTCTTGAGCTTTTCTATATAATCGATGATGATTCAGAGCGGCTTAGAAAAGCACTGCTTACATTCTTTTTGACGAACCTTCGTAGGTGCAATAACGTAGAGGATGCAGAGGACATAGCATCACTCATTAGTATCTTTTCCATCAATGTGTATTATGGTGGGAAGAGTGCCTTGGCGGCATTGATTGTGAAAGCATGTTTTGGTGAGTAAGAACTGTATTGGAGGAAACACAATGGGTAGAGGTAGAGATCGGTCAGAGGCAATTCAGAGTGAGCAGCGGGAGGCTAACAATCGTGGAGGGAGCCGGTACTTCTATGTAGACACAGTGAAGTTGGATCGTTTGGGCATCACACAGTACAAGACTGAGAGTGGTCCGAACTTTGTGCGTATCATTTCTCCGAAGTTTGAGAAGTATACTAAACTTCCTTACTTTGGGAAGAATGTCTACAGTCATACGAAAATTGGTGCGGATGAGAGCACTTTCTTGTGTCTTCGGAAGATGTTCAATGAGCCGTGTCCTATCTGTGAACTGATGGAAGAGATCAAAGGGGAGAATCCGGATGATGCGCGTTTGAAGGATCTGGCTCCGAAGTTGCGGTATCTGTTCTTTGTGATTGACGTTGACAGCAAGGACACTGAAGCGAAGGGTCTGCGTTGGTATGATGCTCCTATCGTGGTGAATGACAACATTGCGGAGCTGTCTCAGGATCGTCGTGCGGGTGGTATTATTGATCCGAGTGATCCGGACAAAGGCAAGGATATTGAGTTCGTTCGTTCCGGTTCAGGTCTGGGGACGAAGTACAAGGGTTTCCGTTTCCATGACAATGAGCCTATTCCGGATGAGTGGATGGATGATGTCCCTGAGGATTTCGAGGAAGTCCTGAAGAAACCCCTCTATGCTGATGTGGCTAAGGAAGTTTCCGGTGGAAGCTCCAAGCGTTCCAGTGGTGGTGAGAGACGTAGTCGTCGCGGTCGTGATGCCGATGCTGGTGAGGCGGCGGATGAGGTCGTGGAGGATGGTGGTGGTCGGTCACGTCGTGGTCGTGGTGAGGAGCCTGCGAAGGAAGAGCGTTCAGGTCGGCGTGGGCGTGGTGGCGATGGTCCTTCGAATGATGTGGCTTCTCGCGTGAGTGAAATTGTTGGTGAAGATGGGGGTGAGGATAATGACTGAGAGCGAACTGAGATGTCATATCAGTGCGTTTCGCGGTAAGCTCTCCATCGATCCTGATAACCTAGAACAGGAGTGTGTCCAACAGCCACTCCTGTTCTTTGAGATCGGGGAGGTGGCGGCAGAGGCTAGGTCGGATGCCAAGAAGTCTAAGGAGCATGTGGAGTATGTCAAGGCCCGGTTGAAGGGTGAGATGCGCGCCAATCCTCAGACTTATGGGCTGGATAAGGTGACCGACAAGTCTATCGAAGCGGCGGTGCAGGCGCATGATGATACACAAGAGGCAATTCGAGACAACATTGAGACTAGTAGAGCTGCAGATGCATTGAGTCTATTGCAGACATCAGCAGAGCAGCGTAGGGCTATGTTGAAGAATGTGGTGGAGCTGATTGTCCACAGCTATTATAACTCTGGGGATGTGGGTCAGTCTAGTGGCAATAAGAGTGCCAAACACATGGAAGCCATAGTTGAGTATCGAAATCGTGGTCGTGGTGATCGTGATGATGATGCAGAGACAGTCATTGAGGAGTGAGGTGGGCAATGCCTAGAGGACGAAAAAAGGACATAGTTGATGAAGTTGAAGAGCTGGCACAGGAGTGTGATCTTGAAAATCTTCCTGAGGTGACTGATTTTCTTCGAACGGGCTGTACTGGATTAGACTTTGCGGTGTCAAACAGGTATCCCGGTGGGCTCCCCTGTGGACGAATTATACAGATCTTTGGTGGTAGTAGTACGGCCAAGAGTTTGTTCGCTAACACTTGTATGGGATATGCTCAGAGAGCTGGGTGGGAGACTTACTACGATGATGTAGAGAGATCTATCAATCCAGAGTTCTCTATCATGTGTGGAAGTGATATGAGCCATCCGGGATTTCACTTGTGGCGATCAGAGACCATTGAGGAGATGTTTGATAAGAATATTGGTACTTTGGTGAAAAAGGGTTCAGATGCGAAGAAGCTTGTGGTGATTGATAGTATCACGAATCTCCCCGCCAAGATTGAGCAAGATAAGGGCATGGATGAACAGGGTTATGGCGCATATCGTGCTAAGCAGATTCATCTTGGTCTTCGTACTTGGGCTCGGAAGATGGTGGACTCGAATATCACTTTGCTGGTGATTGATCAGGTTCGTGAGAACTTGAAGTCTGCCTTTGGTGGGGAGAAGCCTGTGGGTGGGAAGGGTCTATTGTTCCTGTCTACTGTGCGAATACATCTGAAACATGTTGCTAAGATTGTCAATGCCAAGAAGCTGCCTATTGGAACATGGGTGGATGCACAGGTGGTGAAGACTAGATTTGGTCCTCCGTGGCGCAAAAGCAAATTCCGTATTCAGTATGATTATGGATTAGACGATATCTCTACCAACTTGGCACTGTTGGCATTTTGTCAGGGAACATCGGAGAAGGAGACGATGAATCTGACCACGAAGGTGAAGTTTAAGGGTGAGGAATACACCATTAAGAAATGGGTTCGTGTGATTGAGGATCAGGACTGGGAAGAGGACCTTCGTCTGTTTGTGTGGGAATCATGGCAGGAGTTGTATGCTACTGATCCCAGAAAGGCAAGAGAATGGTAGTAGTGGGCTGTGACACATCATTGAATCATGGGGGGTTTTGTTTTTTTGACTCCAAGGGCAATGTCTCTGGGTACAGATTCTTTCACAATGTGAAGAAGTATGTGACTGCTGATCCGGATCATGGCGTCTTGACTGGGATGAAGAAGCAGTCGGATGAAACTTCGATTGCATATGATTCGCGTAGGGCATCAAACTATTGTGACCTATTCTATGCACATGTGGCAGGGGCTGGGGTTGGCCCATTCGCTTTGAGGGATATGTGTTTCAGCATTGAGGGTTATGCACTCAACATGGGTAGCAAGAATACGAATCGTCTGTTGCAGATAGCAGAGCTGACAGGCACATTGAAGGACTTCATCTACAGGAGTGGGGGATTAATGAGAGTTCATGATCCTTTGACTGTGAAGTTGTTTGCCACACATGGGCGGGCGTCTAAGTTGGAGATGAGAGAAGCAGCAGTGCGGGATGGGCTCGTGTTGTCAGATAACCTATTCACTATGAAGAAGGTCAAAGGGAAGGGTGAGGATCTGGATGGTCCAGGCACAGATGTGGTTGATGCATATTGGCTTGGTAAGATGGTAGTGATAGAGTTGCAGTTAAGAAGTGGAATACTTCTGATGCGGGATCTACCAGAGAATCAGATCAGGGTGTTCAATCGGGTGACGAAGACTTATCCGGTGAACATCCTGGCTCGTCCCTTTATAGGAGCCACGGATGATTGAGAGGATGCACATCAAGAATTTTCAGTCTCATGCAGATTCGGTACTGGAATTTGTTCCGGGCGTCAATGCCATCGTGGGTGAGTCTCATGTTGGCAAGTCTGCTATCAGGAGACTTCTGCACTGGATCAATTGCAACCGACCATTGGGTGACAGCTTCGTAAAGACAGGCACCAAAGAGACTTACGGTCGTGTGGAGTTTGATAATGGTGCTCTATCACGCACGAGAAGTAAGAAGAAGAATCAGTATGATGTGGATGGGAATCCGGAGCCCCACACTGCATTCGGTAGTGGTGTTCCAGAGGAAGTGACAGAGTTGGTGAACATGACGGACGTGAATGTGCAGACTCAGCATGGTCCCTTCTTCCTGGTGTTTGATACTCCAGGATCAGTAGCAACCTACTTGAGATTTGTCACTGGTTTGGATGAGCTGAGTGATGTGTCGGCTGACATTGGTACACGGTTGCGTAGTGTGAAGGCAAGTTTGACTACTGGGGGTGGTGAGTTAGAGCAGATTCAAGAGAAGTTGGAAGAGTTGGATGAGATACCCATCGATAGGTTGGAAGAATGTATCGAGGAGTATCATCAGCTGTCTGAGAGAAATGAATCTTTGGGTCGTGACATTAGTATGTTGTCCAAGATGATTGAGAAGATGGAGGAGTTATCTTCCCGTCCACAGATATGTGAGAAGATTGTGAATCGTTTGTTCAGGACTGCGGATGTTTTGGTGGCACATGGGGAGCGTCTCATGGAGGAGCACATATCCCTGTCTTCTATATTGTCTCGGTTGGATGCGTTGGGTGAGGCCGTGACAGTGAGGGATGGTCTTCTTGATGAGGTGGGGGAGGTGATGGCTTCATACTCGGAGAACGTGGAGGATGAGATTGTCATTGGGCAAAAGATCAAGCGGTTGGCAGAGATGCTCTGTGATGCAATGCGGGATGATGAGGCGTTGATGCACCTACAAGCAGAGGAGCACCAGTTGCTTTGTCAGCTTAAGAGGTGCCCATCATGTGGGTCAGTGATGACAGATGAGGCCAGGGCACATTTGATAGGAGATGCGTCATGAAGACGTGGGTGATTTCAGATACGCACCTGTTTCATACAAAGATGACTTCGCTTTGTGGGCGTCCAGAAGATTTCACAGAGCAGATTATTCTGAATTGGAATAACATGGTAGGCTCGGATGATGTGGTTTATCATTTGGGCGATGTGGGATTTTATAAGAAGGGTGAGTTCGGGGATGTGATCAAGGGATTGCCGGGACATAAGATCCTGATTCGCGGGAATCATGATAGTTTTCCGGTGGCTTGGTATCTGGATAATGGGTTTATGTCTGTGATGGATTTCGCTGTGGTGATTGTTCGTTTGCAAAGGGGTGTGACCAGGATTCGTAATGAGTATCATCGTGTTCTTCTTTCCCATGTGCCCATGGTTATTCCAGCGGGGATTCCGAACATTAGAGGGCGCAGTGGCGTATATGGAGAAGTGGAGTACAATGTGCATGGGCACTTTCACAACAATTTAGCGGAGTTCTGGGAGCCAGATCTGTTGAACAAGATCACAGAGAAGCATAAGTTGTTTGCCATAGAGGAGTTAGGGTATAAGCCATTAGAGCTTGGGTTTGCTTTGCGACATGGTTTGTTGGTAGATACTCAATCTCGTGCGAAGGGAGCAAGAATATGAAGCTGGGAATTCTTGGTGACTTACATATTCACAGTAAGGCTCCGGAACGGCGGCTGGACTCGGACTACCTGAGGACATGTGAGATCAAATTGTACGAGGCGCTTAGAGTACTTAAGGACTGTGACGTGCTGATTCAGGTGGGTGACTTTTTTGATTCATACTCAGTGCCCAACAAGGTCACTACCATGGCCATTGAAACAATACGAAGAAGTAGGAAGATGATATACTGTGTGTATGGTCAGCATGATCTTTCTGGTCACTCTGCCTCTACATTTCACAACTCACCTCTGCGCGTTCTTCAGGCTGCTGGTGCTGTGCATGTTTTGGGCAGCTGTCCCGTGAGTACAGCTACGAATGAGTCGAAGGGCAAGGACTTCATTACGATGTATGGTGCGTCGTTCGGGGAGGAGATCCCCGTGGTGAACACTAAAGGCTTCACCATCCTGGTGACACATAGGATGATTGGTGATCGCCCACTTTATCCAGGACATGAGTTGGTTGGCCCTAGAGCATTCTTGCGACACAATCCAGAGTTCGATCTGGTGTGTTGTGGTGATTATCATTATCGATTTGATGATGGGGCGCAGGGTAGGATCATTTTGAATCCGGGCGTCATGATGCGGAAGTCTCTTAAGGAGGCGCAGATGGAGCATGAGCCTGCAGTGTATGTAGTGGACACACAGACGAGACAGTTCGAGATCCGATCTGTCCCATGTGAGCCCATTGATGAGGTGATGGATCTGGAGAAGAAGGAGACACGTAAGTCTCTGGATTTGGAGGGATTCATACGTAAGCTTAATTTGAGTGAGGCGTCACAGATTGGGTGGAAGAATATTCTGTTGAGGGTGATGGAGAAGAGATCCACCACTATTTCGGTGAGAGATGTGATTACAGAA